TGCAATACGCGGGTGAGGATGTAATGAGCATCAGGCAAATCGTTACCGCCGTTGCGGGGTCTAACAGAGATGATACTGACAGTACATGGACAGTCTCTGACTTAAAATGCTCAGTAACTCCAAAAACAGCAACATCTAAGTTCTTGCTGTTGGCAAATCTTGATACTTATTGTTATGACACCAATGACCCAGGTACAGATGTTAACCGTGTCTTGGGGGTACAAACTAAGTTAGTAGCAAATACCACCGCCTCCGCAGGAGCCGAACAAACAGACGGCTCAGATATAGGCAATGCTATCTCCCAACGTGTTGACCGTGTGTACTTGGATACGGAAAGCAGCATAGTGGAGTACCAACAACAAGTGCATATACAACTGTATGAGCCAGGAAGTGCTGATGCCTTTACCGTTGATGTGGTTCACATAAGAGAGTCTACCCATGTTGACTTGGCTCGTATACGCGTGGCTACTTCTACGTTTTACATAATAGAAATCGGATAATGCCAACAACCTCCCTGCCCATCCCAATAAATCAACAAATAACTTTAATATAAAGAGAATCTATAAATGGTTACAATATCAACAGTATTATCAAATAAGACCGCCACCTTTTCCGGCATAAATGTTGGTGAGGATGATCTCACGGTCTACGACGAAGGCACCTGGACACCTGTTATGAAGATTGGTGTTACCGCCATCTCTACAGGCACTCCAGTAGGAAAGTATATCCAAATTGGTAAACAAGTCACCGTCTGGTTTTCTATCTCTTTCAATAGAGGCACTAATGTCGGAAATGTTACTGTGGAAGGGCTACCGGTTGCTCCCACAATGAATGGACAAGGTACCGTAAGCCTTAACGATTATGTGGACGGTAGCCCGCCCATCGTAACGCAAGCAAACAGCGGAGGCACAGTGATTCATTTTTATGTGCTTCCGGACGCCACCGGTACACAATTAGCGAACATGTCGGATACTGAAATAGCCGCAAGCACTGCCACATCAATACAGGGAACCATAACCTACAGCGTTATATAAAAGATATGATTGAAGATACTAAAGACATCTTGATGGCGCTTGGGCGCCTTGAGGGTAAAATGGAATCATTACTACACATGCAACGAAACCACGACGAGGAACTCGGACGTTTGGATAAACGCTTACGGATTGTCGAACAAGGCAAATCCGCTTTATTCGGCGGAGCCGCTGCGATTGGCGCCATCGCTGCCGCCTTTGTATCGTGGGTATTAAGGAGCGTATAATGAGTAACTTAAATGACCTCTTAGAAAAACTACATGAAGAACTGGCTAAAGACTTACTGGTCCGTATTCAATCCGGTGAGGCAACTGCTGCCGAGATGGCTAATGCTATTCGGTTCCTAAAAGATAATGGAATTGATGCTCATATTCAGCAGGGTAGCCCATTGGAAAATTTAGCAAAGATACTACCATTCCAAGACCCGGACGCACCTATCAAGTCTACGGGTTAATGTATGGACGAACGCTTAAAAGACTTTAGAAACTTTCTGTACCTTGCTTGGGATCAACTAAAACTTCCTGAGCCCACGCCTATCCAATATGATATTGCGGATTACCTACAGAATGGTCCTCGGCGCCTCTGCATCCAAGCGTTCCGTGGTGTCGGCAAGAGTTGGATTACCTCTGCTTATGTCTGTCACCAGTTACTGCTTAATCCCGCAATGAACATCTTGGTTATCTCTGCTTCTAAGCAGCGAGCCGACGACTTCAGTACCTTTACTTTAAGGTTGATTGAGGAGATGCCGATACTTCAGCACCTCCGCCCCACAGATAAACAACGTAACTCAAAGATTGCTTTTGATGTTGGACCCGCTCCGGCATCTCATGCACCTTCGGTTACATCTCGTGGTATCACGGGGCAGATTACAGGAGCCCGTGCTGACCTCATCGTTGCTGACGACGTAGAGTCGTTAAATAACTCCATGACCCAGACAATGCGGGATAAACTTGCAGAGTCCATCAAGGAGTTTGATGCTGTCCTTAAGCCCGATGGTCGTATTGCCTACCTCGGTACTCCACAAACCGAGTTCTCAATATACACATCGCTACCTGAGCGTGGTTATGATACCCGCATATGGACCGCTAGATACCCTGACGAGAAGACTTTTAAGAACATAAGCGACCGATTAGCCCCCAAGATTAAGGAGGCTATGGACGCCTCAGAGGACAGTATCGTTGGGAAGTCCACAGACCCCAAAAGGTTCGATGAAATGGACCTGATGGAGCGTGAGGCTTCCTATGGGCGCTCTGGCTTCGCTTTACAATTCATGTTGGATACGTCCCTCAGTGATGCGGATAGATATCCACTGAAACTCAGTGACCTAATCGTCATGAATTGTAACCCAGAGAACGCCCCAGAGAAGGTCATATGGGCGGCAAGTCCCGATCTCATCGACAATGAATTACCTAATGTTGGATTTAATGGAGACCGCTACTACCGCCCTATGACCACTCAAGGCGATTGGATGCCCTACAGCGGCGCTGTGCTTGCTATTGACCCTGCGGGGCGGGGGGCAGACGAGACGGCTTATGCAGTCGTCAAGATGCTTAACTCTCAACTGTTTGTCCTGGAGGCAGGAGGCTTCCAAGGGGGCTATGAGGAAGAGACGCTTAAGGCGCTGTCTGCTCTAGCCAAGAAGCAGAATGTTAAGCATGTCCTTATCGAATCTAACTTCGGTGATGGGATGTTCACGGCACTGTTGAAGCCCGTGATGGCAAAGATACATCCTGTGGAGATGGAGGAAGTTCGACACAATATCATGAAAGAACGCCGCATTATCGACACAATTGAACCTGTGCTGTCAAGCCACCGTCTCATTGTGGACCGGAAGTTAATAGAGGCTGACTACACGTCTACCAAGGGCTTGCCCCCTGAGAAGGCGCTTAAGTATCAACTCTTCTACCAACTAAGCCGAATAACCAACATGAAGGGCGCCTTGGTACACGATGACCGCCTAGATGTCCTGAGCATGGCTATTGGGTACTGGACAGAGCAATTAGCCGCTGACCGGGACAAACTGATTAAATCTGCCCACACCGAGAAACTGAACACGGCTATAGATGACTTTATGAGAAACGCCCTGGGTGGCAAGAAAAGACGGACAACATGGATGTAAATAAGAATTATTATGATGAATATATGGCTTTATCAGATCAGGCTCTGGTGGTCATCCTATGCTACGAGAGTTATCTACTGGACCAGATGACCAGTAAACAATTAGCAGAACACATGAAGACCTTATTGGAACTGCTGCCTCCTGAAGAGCCGGAGAAAGGCTCTGGTGGGCTTTTCGACCTATTAGACCCCTGAGGGTACCCTGAGAGACAAACGCTCTCAGAAGCGATCCTAGAGCCTCTACAGGGAAGACCCCCATACAACGACATAAAAATACCCGGCTTTAGCCATGCTTGGAAAGAACCCCAGTTTGTTAGGTAAAAGTAAGGTATTGAATCTTATGGAGAGGGGGAAGGGGGAGGGAGACCTAAGGATCATATGGTATCTGAAGAAACCTAGAAATAAGACATAGTAAGAATAATAAGTAGTATCTATAGATAACTAAAGACCACTAAAGAGTCTATAGATGCTAAAGTATCTAAAGTATCTATAGTGGTCAAAAGCACAGAAGGATTTTAAGTATGCCAGAATATCAAAACATAACAGGAATGAACAGGGATGGAAGCCCGATCTATGGGACAGCCCAATGGTATAGAAAGAAGAATTCCAAAAATAAAACCAACAAAAGACGCAGCGCCGCCCTACCACTGGCTGTAGATGTTGGTAAATTGTTAATTAAGAAGAAGAAATAATACCCCCATGATTGAAGCCATAGAATGGGAAGACACCACACACTCTGATGAACCCTGGATGAGTGCTGAAGATGCCGAAGACCTAATGCCCGCAATCATGATTACCGTTGGTAAGGTGATTGTAGAGCGGGATGGGTCTGTGGTTATCGCAGGGTCCTGGGGTGACGGTGGGGAACTTGGGGATGTCAACTGTATACCTTTGACTGCCATCAAGAACCGAAGGACTTTGGAGTATTGAGAATGCTCTTCTGGTCTCGACTCACCATCATACTTGGTGATCAACTCCTCCCATTCATAACTGCCTATGCCTGAATATATTTGGCACAAAAATCTGAGCCCCTTTCGATAAGGTTTGCGTTGTCGCTTGTCCCCGTGGGGGTACCCTTGCCACACGCCGCGCCACGGCGCTGCCATTAATCCTTACTACAACAGCAACCGCCCCACATTACGCCGGACTGCTAGTCTGTTGCTATCAATAGAACGCTCCAGAACATCGAGATATCTTTTTATATGTCTCTTTGTTTTGGAGCGTTTTACGCGATGACTACATAATGTCATGGGTACCAATAATAAATTACAGCGCCGCCGCCCGCCGCGCCGATATTATGCTATCATTCCAATATATCCACGGCGGCAACGTAGCCACCACCGGATACAATCGCAATCATTGAAGTACATAAGGAATACAGCAATGCAAGAACAAGAAACGAACGAAACAAAGACCCTATATTTAAGTATGTCATGGGAACAAGGTTTGATGATATTCGACAGAATATGTCTCAACTGCACCAAAGGTAGTGATTAAGAAATGATGAAATATGCGCGGCATATACTGAACTAAATAATACTAACGGAAGGAATACAACCAATGAATAACGTAAAACAAAATCTCAAAAGAGAAGTTAAGAAATCTAAGAAGATTGAAATGTTTTTGAAAGCGAATCCCGTACTCGGCTACGATTACGCAACCGAGTTAGATGTCTTTGATGGCAAAGTGATTCAGTCATTGCACGAAGTCTGGATTGAAGCGCCTTATCTTTTTGAAGGTGACAGGCAATGCAGTGTCAGACGCGCAAACGATGTCATGGAGGACTTCACTTTTATCGAAAAGATTGAAACCAAAAAAGAATGGGAAGAAATCACAGGGAGCGAATACCCTGCTGATAGACTCGACCCTTCCGAATACCCCTCTGAACTAAATAATACTAACATAAGGAATACAACCAATGAACAACGTTAAACAATTACGATACCCAAATGACGCGCTCGAACACTATGGCATTGACTGGGGCATCGGTAGCAAGCCGGTACAATGGAACGCGCCGCCGCCATCAAACCGCTCTGACGACTATACAATGGCAACGTCACTGGATACAATCGAAGACTTACCACATCGCGTCATGTACCGAAAAGATACAGGCAAGCCGCTCGGCATCGTTTCGGATAAGTACACGCCGTTTAATAATTGGCAATTCGCGGACGCCATAAGCAGCATACTCCAAGAGGATAATAAACGCATCAACGCGGGCGGTTCTTATCGCGGCGGTAAAGCCGTCTGGTTGAGCGCTGATTTAGATACGGTAAAAATTGCCGGCTGTGACCCTGTAGCGCAATCCTGCGTCTTCTATACGAGCCATGACGGCGGCGGCTCGTTCCGTATGGTTCCTACGAATGAACGTGTATTTTGCTCTAACCAATTCACCGCCCTAGATAAAAGTAACGCCATAAGCATACGTCACACTGGCGATACGTTGACTGTAGGTATCGAACGCGCCCGCTCCGCGCTCGCCGGTATACTTAATTGGCACGAGACATTTGCTGAAACCGCCGATTTACTCGCCGGTCAATTTGTAGATGCGGAATGGTTAGCGGAATATTTTCGCCGGTCATACGTTCAAGGGATGCCATCGGCAACACGTACGCTATTGAGTACGCCGGTAACGCGGGATATGCCATTGGAAGACGTAGCCAAGCGCGAACGTGCCGAGGCGCGCTTAGCATCCCATATTGAAACGATGGCGGGAAACTATGCGGAGGGTATGCGATATACCGCGGGCTCTAACGCTATGCCAGAAGACGTACGCGGCTCAAAATGGCACGCGTTCAACGCCTATACCCATTACATCGACCACGACTCAAACCGCGGCGCTGAAAGCATTCACATAGGCGCGGCGGCACAACTGAAGCAAACAGCGCTGAACCTAGCCGGTTCCCTATAAAACCTCCTCTTCTCCTCTTCGACCGTGGCGCCTTAGCGGGCGCCGTGGTTTTTATGGCTCCAACGTGGCGCCTCTTCTCTTCTCTCTTTTTGTACAGGAATACATATTATGATTGAACCTATTATTCTCACCATCGGCGGGCTGTTTGCCATCACCGTTATCATGGCGGCGTTGTGCTCATTTGATGACCCTGATATAGAGCGCCGCCGCCGTATCAATGAAGAGCGCGACAAAGATAGAGCGCGGGCGCGGCGTGATGGCGATCGCCGGAAGTGGGGCAAGCCGTGACGCTGCAAGAGTTGACCGTCAACGGTACGCGCCCGATTCTAGGTAAGTTTGGTAAGGCGCTTGGCGGCGCCCGCTCATTATCTTTTGGGCGCAGTGGTGGCAGGAATTGTCCAATGGAATGCCCATACCATCCCGAATCGTCAAGCCCATACGCGGCGGCTATCGGCGCTCGATGCTACGCCGCGAATTGTGAGGGGCGCCCCGACCGGTCACAACTTGCCGCCAAACTTGACCGCGCAGAATTGACCGATGGCGATACGGTGCTAAGGGGCGCCGCCGGTGAATTAGACCGGCGCGGTTGGCGGCTCCCATGGTTCCGCTTTTCAACTTTTGGAAGCGTACCGGTAAAATGTACGCCGGTATTCCGCCGCTTCACTGCGCGGCTTGTTGACGCCGGTACGCCGGTACACTTGCCAGTATTTAGCAGTGAACAGGCAAGCGAATACAGGCGCGGGCTCGATGGGCTCGCCGTTACCGTTCGAGAATCGGTACCGGTGCAGGAATTTCATAGTAAGGCGGGCGCCGTATCCTGCGTTATTGGTTCTATGACTGATAAGCCGCTCGAACGGCTACGCCTTGCCAAGATAGCCGCCAAGAGCCGCCACGGCTTCATGGGGCGCCGGTGTATCATATGCCCCGCGATAGCCGCCACAGTGAAGCGTACCGGCTACAAACGTGCCAAATGCGGCGCCTGTACTGCCTGCGCC